ATTGGAGAAGCAGCCAATGATATTAGAGCTGCAAATGGTAATACAACTTGGAATAGCTATAGTACAGGAAGTTCAACTGCTCACCCTATAGTTGGAACTATTGGTCTTACAAAAGGAAAATGGTATTGGGAGAATTATATAAATACCAGTCACGGGGGTAATCATGTTTTAGTAGGTGTTACATCACAAATTAGACATACAAATGCACAATATAATCATTTAGGTTCTACAAACCAAGATTATGCTTATCACGGAAATAATGGTGACATTTGTAATAATTCAGGAAGTAATAATGCAGGTACTTCTTATGGAGATACTTTTACAGCAGGAGATTATATAGGTGTATTTTTAGATTTAGATAATAATAAAATTTATTTTTCTAAAAACGGCACAGTACAAAATAGTGGTACAGGACATTCTATAACTGACCCTGCATCTACTTTTGATGGTTGTTATTATCCTGCTTTAGGTGATTATCATTACTCACCTTCTTATGTAGTACATACTAATTTTGGGAATGGCGTATTTGCTTCAACTGCATTAACAGGAACAACTTATAATGGTGCAGATGGAAATGGAATTTTTAAATACGACCCAACAAGTGTAACTTTAGATGGGGTAAGTAAATCTTTTAATGCAATTTCAACAAAGGGGTTAAACGCATAATATGGCTTATAGTGCAATAGATAAAAGTTCTTTGAATTTTAATGTTTTAAAATGGGCGGGTAATGATTCAAATAGAACATTAACGGGCGTAGGATTTCAACCTGACGCAGTCTGGATAAAGCCG